CCAACATCTTTTCACAAACTCAGCGTATTTCCCTCGCGCAAACTGAGTTGCAACTGGCATCATCTAATCCACAAATGCATAATCTATATGCAGCCTATAGAAATATGTATGAAGCATTAGGTGTAAAAAATATTGATCAAGTTTTAATTAAACCAATGCAACCTATGCCAAAAGATCCGGCGTTAGAACACATTGATGCGTTAGCTGGAAAACAATTTCAAGCTTTTCCTGGTCAAGATCACAGAGCTCACATTACAGCTCACTTAAATTTTATGGCAACCAACATTGCTAGAAACAATCCAATGATCATGGCAAGTTTAGAGAAAAATATTTTTGAACATATTAGTTTAATGTCTCAAGAACAGATTGAATTAGAGTTCCAACAAGAATTACCACAACTTGCACAGATGCAACAGATGGCACAACAGAATCCTGCACTACAACAACAGGTTCAAATGCTTACTCAGAAGATTGAAGGAAGAAAAGCAGTGTTAATTGCAGAGATGATGGAAGAATTTATGAAGGAAGAGAAGGAAATTACTTCACAATTTGACAATGATCCTATTGCAAAACTAAGATCAAGAGAATTAGACCTTAGAGCAATGGAAAATCAACGTAGAAAAGAACAAGATCAAGAGAGAATTAACCTTGATAAGATGAAAGCAATGATGAATCAGTCAAATCAAGAAGAAAAACTTGAACAAAACGAAGATTTAGCAAATTTAAGAGCTGATACATCAATTCAAAAAACTGTTTTGAGTAAAACTTTACCCAATGCAAAAGATATGATGCCAAATGTCGAAATTATTCGTAGTGGAAACGAATAAGAATGACAAAATACTAAAAAAAGGTTACTATAAAACAACTAAGGAGAAAAATTATGGAAAAATTAGATAAAATTGTTCAGATCAAGTCAGAAGACAAGATGAATCTTGAAATTGACCCAAGATCTAAGACAACAGCTGATGGTGCTTTCAACTACATCGCAAAAGGTGAAGAAGTTGAAGTAAGAGGCACTAAAAGAATGCTGAAAGAGAAGTCTAAAAAAGCTAAATGGATCTAACATGTGGTTTCAGGCAATTAAATTAGCCGTTTCTGCTGGAAGTAAGATATACGCTAACAAACAAAAAGCAAAAGTGGCAATGTCAGACGCACAATTGCTACATGCAGAGCGTCAAGCTCGAGGTGAGGAAGCTTACCAAGGTAAATTGTTAGAAGCAAGACAATCAGATTATAAGGACGAGGCGGTTCTCATAATTTTGACACTACCAATTCTGGTCTTGGCGTACGGAGTCTTTTCAGACGACGTTCAAGCAATGGACAAGATAAAAGTTTTCTTTGAGCATTTCCAGTCGCTCCCGACCTGGTTCACAAATTTGTGGATACTTGTCGTGGCGAGTATTTATGGTATAAAGGGAACACAAATATTTAGAGGAGGAAAAAAATAATGTTTAGAAAAAGATATTTAAAAGGTGGTCAAGCAAAACTTGATGCAAATAAAGATGGAAAAATTACAGCTGAAGATTTTAAATTATTAAAATCAAAAAAGAAAAAAAATAAAAAACAAAAACCATCACCTATGATGTTAGCTATGAGAGATAAAAGAAATATGGGTGCTTCTAAAGCATTAGAAGAACAATTAAAACAAGCTAAAAAAGAAGATAAAGTTGAAGATAAAACTAACCCATTCCTAAGAAAAAAAACTAAAGGTGAAAAAATAAATAAGCTTTTAAAAAAAGCTGCATACGGAGATAACTAATGGCTAAACTTTGTGCAAAAGGAAAAGCTGCAGCAAAAAGAAAGTTTAAAGTATATCCTTCAGCTTATGCGAACATGTATGCTTCAGGAGTTTGCTCTGGTAAAATTACACCAGGTGGTAAAAAAGGAAGTAGAAAAAAAGCTGGCACTGGTGGTCACATGGTTGCTGGTTTAGCAAGAAGAAAAAGAGCGGCGTGTGCGTAGAAATTTTGCAGAAGGTGGTTTAAGAAAATGGGTAGCCGAGAAATGGGTAGACATTGGAGCACCGAAGAAGGACGGCAAATATCAACCTTGCGGAAGAAGCAAAGGAAGCAAGAGAAAATATCCGAAGTGCGTTCCACTTGCAAAAGCCACACGGATGACAAAGTCGCAAAAGGCGAGTGCTGTCAAACGAAAAAGAGCTGCAGGTAACCCTGGCGGTAAACCAACTAACGTTGCAACATTTACAAAAAGAACTAAAAAAGCTATGGGTGGATATACTGGACCAGCAATTAATTCTAATTATGGTGGAGTAACTTTAAATAATCCATCTTATGGAAAATATTATAAAGGTATGATTTAATGAATTTAGAAAAAGATTTACAAAAATTAAGAAAAGAAAAAGCATTAAAAGAATCTGCTATTGCACAACTTAGAAAAAGAAGTAGAGACTCTGTTGCAAGACCAAAAGCAGAAAAAAATATTTTATCAACAGATCCAAGGATGCAAAAAATTTAATGAGAAGACAAGATAAACAACCACCTAAAACTAAAAAATATTTTAGAAAAACTGAATCTGGTGCAGGTATGACTAAAGCAGGTGTTGCTAGATACCGAAGAGAAAACCCAGGTTCTAAATTAAAAACAGCCGTGACTGGTAAAGTGAAACCGGGATCAAAAGCTGCAAACCGTAGAAAGTCATACTGTGCAAGAAGTGCAGGACAAATGAAAAAATTTCCTAAGGCTGCAAAAGATCCTAATTCTAGACTACGTCAGGCTAGAAGAAGGTGGAAGTGTTAGATAAAATAGTTTATAGATTTTTTGGTTTTTTAGATGATGCTATTTCATTTGTTGAAACAGGTATTATAAAAATAACTGAATGGTGTTGGAATTCAAGAGTTAATTTATTAAATAAAAGGAGAAAGAAACATGCAAAACGAAGAATTAATAATATTAAATAAACTACAAAAATTCTTAAAAGAGTCTTATGTAAGTATTGGTGATAACATGATTGGTGGTGGTATTGACAATATGGAAAAATACAAGTATATGATGGGACAGGCACATGCCTATTTAAGAATATCACAGGAGATATCAGCCCTGCTAAACCCTAAGAAGGAGAAAAAAAATGATACTGAAAGACCAGAAAACGTCGTCGACTTCGGAAGCCCCAAAAGTTAAATCTGCATTATTAGATAAATATGAAGAAGACCATAAAAAAGAAGTAGACGGTTATGAACGTCTAAAGAAAAAAGAATCAAGTAAATTACCTGCACCTACTGGATGGAGACTTTTAGTTCTACCATTTAAAATGCCAGAAAAAACTAAAGGTGGATTATATTTAGGACAAGATACTTTAGAAAGACAACAGGTTGGTTCAACGTGTGGACTTGTACTTGAAATGGGACCACATTGTTATGACAAAGAAAAATTTCCTGAAGGAGCTTGGTGTAAAAAAGGTGACTGGGTAATTTTTGCAAGATACGCTGGATCAAGAATACAGATAGATGGTGGGGAAGTAAGATTGCTAAATGATGATGAAGTTTTAGCAACCATCGATAAACCCGAAGATATACTTCATCAATATTAATCATAGTAACACTAGGAGGAAACTATGCCAGACTTAGATAATAATAAAGTCGATATCGATACATCAGGGCCAGCAATGGACGTCGATATAGCTGAAGAAAAAGACTCAGCTGAAATTGAACAACCTGAAGTAAAAGAAGAACCAACAGTAAGAGCTGTTGAAGAAGAAACAACTTCTGAAGTAGAAACTAAAACGGAAGAAAATGTTTCTGAAGAAAAAACAGAAGAACCAAAAAAAGATGAACTTCAAGATTATTCAGATAGTGTTCAAAAAAGAATAGCTAAGCTGACTAAAAAATGGAGAGAAGCAGAACGTCAGAAAGATGAAGCTTTAACTTATGCTAAATCAGTTTTAACTGAGAAACAAAAAGCAGAGCAAAAACTTTCTAAGATGGAACCAAGTTTATTAAAAACTACAGAAGATAGTATTAAATCTGGTTTAGAATCTGCAAAAGCAAAACTAGCTGCAGCAAGAGAAGCTGGAGATATCAATGCTGAAGTAGAAGCTCAATCTTTAATTTCTGAATATGCATATAAACAAGCTAGATTTGTTGAAGCAAAAGCTGAACAAGAGCTATATGCAAAAAGAAAAGAAACAGAAGTTCAACAACCTCAAGTTAATTTACAACAAAGACAAGAAGTAGCTACTGGTACACCTGATCCAAAAGCTGAAGCATGGGCCCAAAAAAACTCATGGTTTGGTCAAGATTCAGCTATGACTTATACTGCTTTTGATCTTCATAAAAAATTAACTGAACAAGAAGGTTTTGATCCAAGTAGCGAAGAGTATTATTCTGAAATAGATAGAAGAATAAGACTTGAATTTCCACAGAAATTCGCTACAATAGAACCTACGGAAACGGCTAAACCGGTACAGACAGTTGCATCTGCAAAAAGAAGTACTAAATCTGGTCGCAAAACTGTGAGGCTCACACCATCACAGGTAGCAATTGCTAAAAAATTAGGTGTGCCACTCGAAGAGTATGCGAAACAATTAAATATCACGAAGGAGGTATAAGCATATGGAAAATAATAACGATAAAAGAACCTCGCGTGCGAGTCAAACTAGAGAAAAAACAGCTCATAAAAAAGTTTGGACTCCACCATCAAGTTTAGATGCACCCCCTGCGCCAACAGGATTTTTACATAGATGGATAAGAGTTGAATCTTTAGGATTCCAAGACACTAAGAATGTTTCTGGAAGAATAAGATCAGGATACGAGCTTGTAAGAGCTGATGAATATCCAGACTCAGACTTTCCAATTGTAGATGATGGCAAATATAAGGGAGTGATCGGAGTTGGTGGCCTTGTGCTAGCAAGGGTACCGGAAGAGATCGCAAAACAACGTGCTGAGTATTATAGAAAACAAGCTCAAGACAACGTTGAGGCAGTAGATAACGATCTTATGAAGGAACAGCACCCAAGTATGCCGATCAATATTGATAGGCAAACGCGTGTAACTTTTGGTGGTTCAAAGAAAAGCTAATTATTTAGTAATTCCTACCCAACAAGAAATACACTTAAACTAACAATGTCTAAGGAGGACAACTACTATGGCAAACCAAGACAGCGCTTTCGGTTTGAGAGCAATTGGTAAAGTTGGACAAAATAGAGATAACCAAGGTTTAAGTGAATACAGTATTGCCGCTAACGATACTACTACGATTTATTTTCAAGACCCAGTTAAAGCAACTGCGGCTGGAACAATAGATCAAGGTGCAGCTGGTGGAAATATCTTAGGTTCATTAAATGGTGTATTCTATACTGATCCAACTACAAGCAAACCTACATTTGCAAACCACTATTCACAAGTTAACGCTTCTGATATAGTTGCATTTGTATCTGATGACCCTTATGAAAGATTCGAAATCCAATCTAACAACACAACTGCTTCAGCGCAGACTGATGTTTTTATGAATGCGGATATTGAATTAACTGCGGGTGATTCAGCAAACTACGTCTCAAAAGCAGAGCTTAATGATTCTACATTAGTTTCAACAGCTGCTCAGCTTAGAGTCTTAGGTGTTTCTAAAAATCCTGACAATAATGACTTAGCTTCTGCTAACGTAAACTTTATTGTTATGATTAACGAACACGATCTTAAAGTAACAACAGGTATCTAATAAAGGAGAACAACTATGGCGATATCACGAGGACAACTAGTTAAAGAACTAGAGCCAGGTTTGAATGCTTTATTCGGCCTGGAATATAAACGTTATGAGAATCAGCATGCTGAAATCTACACGACTGAATCTTCAGACAGAGCGTTTGAAGAAGAAGTTATGTTATCAGGTTTCGCAAATGCTTCAGTTAAACCTGAGGGTTCTGGCGTAAGTTTCGACAATGCACAAGAAACTTTTACAGCTAGATACACTCACGAGACTGTTGCACTTGCATTCGCGATCACTGAAGAAGCGATCGAGGATAATCTGTATGACAGACTTGCGTCTAGATACACAAAAGCACTTGCTAGATCTATGGCGAACACTAAACAAGTTAAGTCAGTGGTACCTTTAATTCAAGGTTTACCAACTAACAATAACTTCAATTCAGGTGATGGTGTTAGTTTATTTAACACATCTCACCCTACAATTGCAGGGACAGTAGCTAATACTTTAGCAGTACAAGCTGACTTAAATGAAACATCACTAGAGCAATCTTTAATCGACATTGCTGCAATGACAGACGAAAGAGGTCTGAAAATTGCTGCAAGAGGTGTTAAAATGATTGTACCTAGTGAAAACCAGTTCAATGCTGAAAGACTTATGAAGTCTCAAGGTAGAACTGGAACTGCAGATAATGACATTAACGCTATTGCGTCAATGGGAATGGTTCCTCAAGGTTACAGAGTGAACAATTTCTTAACTGACCCAGATGCGTTCTACATCATTACTGACGTGCCAAATGGTATGAAGTACTTTGACAGAAGCCCAATTAAAACGGCTATGGAAGGTGACTTTGATACTGGTAACGTAAGATACAAAGCTAGAGAAAGATACTCTTTTGGAGTTTCTGACTATAGAGGTATCTTCGGTGTTGAAGGTGTTTAATCACTAATTAAAATATTTGAGGCGGACATAGTTCCGCCTCATTTAGAAAGTAAGATAGCAATTCCATGAAAAAATTTACAATTACAATATTCGCTTACGATCATTACGCAAAATTTAAAGTATCATCTAACGATGATCCTATTTCCCTTGAACAGGCCATAGTTGACAAACTAGGAGAAAATGTTATAAAATGGGAATATGTCGGAGAAAATGTATATGCCTCTGACAAATATAGAATAACCTATGAGGAGGTTATAAATGACGATGCAACCACACATCCAGGAACTTTACAACAAGAAAAAGTCACTGGATCTCAAATGGGAGCAAGAGCATCTTAACGAGGGTAAATATACTCTTGATATGGTGAGGATCGACGACGAAGTAAAAAAGATCGTTCAGCATATTAAAAAAGCAGAAGCTAAACAAGCACATCTGCAGAATAAAGTTGAGGCAATCGCTCCTACAGTTTCAGTAGCTACTTAATAAAAAGCTACATCGTTGGAAAAAATCCACTCCACACTACAGGCTCTCTTGCACTCTACTAAAAAGTAGTGTATAAAAAATACACTATACATATATTAATTTTCTGCATAGACGCAGTATAGTCGACGGCCTAGAGACTATGTAGAATTAACTAGGAGAACAATCATGGCTAACACAACCTTTTCAGGACCGGTCATTTCTAAAAATGGCTTTATAGGTACTGGACCAGGATCAACTGTTGCATTAACAGCTAATACTACATTAACTGTAAATGATCACGCAGGAAGAATCCTTTTAACTCAAGACGCAGATGGTATTTTTACTTTACCATCAATCAATGCAAATGCTAACGGAGCTACAGCAGGTGCTACAGACTACAACAATCTAAATAACATTGGTGCAAGTTT